AACATTGTACCCGCCGACACCGCCAATGTGGTGCCTCAGTCCATTCGCACGTTGTCGCCGATTTCTGAACCGCGTCTGGATGCGTTGAGTGAAACGGCTTGGTACTTGGCGGCAAACCCGAACCAGATCGACACCATCGAATATGCCTATCTGGAGGGCCAGCAAGGAGCCTACATCGAAACCCGAAACGGTTTCGATGTGGACGGCGTTGAGATTAAGTGCCGATTGGATTTTGGAGCCAAAGCCATTGACTGGCGTGGACTGTTCAAAAACCCCGGCGCGTAACACGGGCTTTTCATAATCATTTCTGACGAGACGGGCGGCCAATAGGTCGCCCTTCGTCTTTTGGAAAAGGAAACCTTCCATGAAAAACTACATTCAACCCGGCAACACCCTCACGCTTGCAGTTCCCTACGATGTCGTTTCCGGCGGGGGCTTCCTGCTTGGCGGTATTTTCGGTGTCTCCAACATTAGTGCGGTTGCTGGCGAAGAGGTCGAGACAAGCCTTGTTGGGGTCTTTGATTTGACCAAAGCTGCGTCTCAAGCCTGGAGCGCTGGTGACAAGGTTTATTGGGATGACAGCAATAAGGTCGTTACCAAAACGGCGACAGGTAACACCCTTATTGGTGTGGCCGTTGAAGCCGTTGGTGGCACAGCCAGTGAGACCATTGGGCGTGTTCGCTTGAACGGCAGTTTCTGATGACTGCTGTGGGCATGGCGATGGATGTGCTGTTTGCCGATCCGAATATCGCATCTGACGGTCTCTACATTCCGTCCGGTGAAGATGCCGTGCCTGTACGTCTCATCGCTCGACGGCCAGATGAAATTATTGGTTTTGGTGAAACCCGGGTTCTTTCAGAGACAACTCTGTTTGATGTCAGGGTTTCTGAAGTGCCTGAGCCAAGGCCTGGCGACCGAGTGACTTTCAATGGAAGTAGCTATGTCGTGCAGGGGGAACCTGAACGCAAAGATCCTGATCGATCGGTTTGGACACTGGATGTGAGGCCTGCATGAAGCTCGCGGCCTCCATTGCCGGTTCCATGAAAGCCGATCTTAAAGCTGAATTACGCCAGATTGAGAAAGCGGTTACTGGTGGGGTTAAAGATGCCGGTGACGGGCTCAAGGGCAGTCTTCGGCGTCAGGTGATTTCTGCTGGACTGGGAACAAGGTTGGCTCGCACATGGCGAAGCCGGGTTTATCCCAATAAGGGCTACGATGCAGCGAGCCTTGTCTGGTCAAAAGCACCGCAGATTGTTCGAACCTTTGATCGAGGAACGGTCATCAAAAGCAAATCTGGCTTTTGGTTGGCCATTCCAACGGCTGTGGCTCCGAAGCGAGGTGTTGGGGGAAAACGGATAACACCATCCAATTTTCCTGAGCATCGGTTTGGGCCACTGAGGTTTGTCTATCGGCGTGGACAGCCTTCCTTGTTGGTCGTCGATGGCGTTCGTGTGAGCGGCAAGACCGGTCGTGTTGGACGTCGTGCCAAAGGTGGCTCGTTCACCAAAACAGGTCGCATCAAATCGGGGATCACCACGGTAGTGATGTTTGTGATGGTGCCGCAGGTAAAAATACCCAAGCGACTGGATGTACGCCGCGCAGCGGAAAGCTGGTCTCGCCGAACACCGCATCTCATTGATCGCCATATGCCATCGGAGTAGGTCGTGTCTTCGAAAACTGAGCAAATCTTGGGAGCTTTACAGTCGGCTCTAAAGGCCATTCCTGGTGTCACTGTCGAACGTAATTCAGCTGTGCCTGAGAAAATCCCGTCGGCTGGACTAATCATCCTTCGCGATGGCATCGCCGATGAGCCGGAACTGCCTTTGGGCGGTTTCGGCGGGGTCTATTGTCGCCAGGATGCAGAGATTGAGATCTTTGTCGAAAACGGTGATGCCGCTGCCCGCGACGCAGCCTTCGACACCCTGCTGCAGCAAATCGGCACCGTTCTTGATGCCGATCCAACACTGGGTGATTTGGTCTTCGGCATGACCTACAGCCGCCCGGAAATCGACACTGAGGCGGTGATCGGTGGCCCAGCTATCAAGGCTGGCACACTGATCGTCGCCATTGAGTTTGAAGCCGACACCCCCCTCGGCTGATCTTTTGACAATCTAGGAGAATACCGATGGCCCGAGCCTTTGGTTCGAGCGCCACGCTGCTGCTCAAGCGGGAAACCGCTTATGGGCAAACGGCCAGTGGCGACTATATCCGCATGCCCTTTAATCGCTGCACTCTGGGTTCCGAACAGGGCCTCATTGATGATCCTGTTTTGGGACAAGGCCGCGATCCGCTGGCCCCCTTGCAAGACGTCATCAATGACGAAGGTGAAGTGGTGGTGCCGATGGATCCGCGCTATCTCGGGATTTGGCTCACCGGCTTGTTTGGCGATCCGGTTACCACGGATAACGGTGATGGTACGTTTGACCATGTGTTTGCTTCGGGAAATGATGCTTTGCCGAGTTATACGGTCGAGATCGGCATGCCTCAGGTCCCGGCTTTCTTCCAACATACCGGCGTTGTGCTGGGATCCATTGCGCTGGAGTTTCAGAGATCGGGCGCGGCGGCGGCAACACTTGGGGTGATTGCGCAAGGGGAGGTTCGCAACGATACGTCTCTAGGCGGAACACCAACATCTCTCGCTTTTACAAGGATCAGCCAGTTTCAGGGCTCTATTACCCGGGGCGGTAATCCGATCGGTAATTTGACCGGTGGGTCGCTCAATTACTCGAACAACCTCGAGAAAATCGAAACCATCCGCTCGGACGGCAAGATCGATGGGGCCGATCCCACGGTGGCGGCTTTGACGGGTCGCATTGATGTGCGGTTTTCCGATACCACCCTGATTGATCTGGCGGCAAATGGTGCGCCAGTAGATTTGACCTTCGGCTACACCGTTGGCAACGCCAGCGTCATGTTCGCTGCTCACGAGGTCTACTTACCGAAGCCAAAGTTAGCAGTCGATGGTCCTGGTGGTGTGCAGGCGAGTTTCGATTTCCAAGGGGCTCGCAATGAGACCGCAGGGCGCATGCTCGATGTCACCCTCATAAACGATTTGGATGGGAGCGACTACGCATGATCTCCTTAAAACAACCCAGTGAACCGTTCGACATTGAGCTTCCTTATGGTGTCTCGGTTACTGCCAAGCCCCTGACCACGGCTGGTATGGCGGCGGCCCAGGCTTCTGCTCGTCGACGTATTGAAGGATTAGAAATTCAAAGCAAGGAATTGTCAGAAGCGGGTTTAGCTACCGAGGGCTTGCCGGATTTTTCAGTTGATGCCGAGCGAGATGGTCTGTTTCAGGACCTCTTGATCAAAGAATTAGCTGTTCGCCATATCACAGCTTGGTCTGGCATTGAGGATGACCCGGACGTTACGCCGGAAAACGTCGTGGCACTGATGTCGCTCTATCCCGTTGGAGAGCGGTTCTTTCAGGAATTCACCCTGAAGCAGGTGTTGCTCACTGCCGCAAAAAACGGATCCGGGCTCTCTGCCGCTGGCACTTCCAGCCAGGCGGAGGGCCCAGTTACTGCCAAGCATGCGAAACGGACTGCGGACAAGCCTGTCCAAGACGCCGATACGCCCTGATCACCGATGAAGAACATGAAGCCTGGGACGTGCTGCAAGCCTGTCTTGGTCAGATGCGCGTGACGACGTCAGGCCATGTGCTCGGTATTGATCTGGGCGTGGCTCTTCAAATCGCGAAGGCCCGTGGGGCAGACCTTTTGATCATGTCTGAATTGTTGCAGGCGGCAGAGCCCGGATTGGTCGAAGCTTTGAACACACGAGAAGAAACCTGATGGCCAAAGCCAAACATACGTATGCGGTCCGTCTCGCCGTCGAGGGTGGCAATAAGGTCAAGGCCGAGCTCGTCAATGTGGGAGAAAGTGGCGAGCGATCCCTTAAAAAGATCGAACGTGCCGGTGGTAAAGCCTCTCTTGGCCTGTCTTCCCTTGGCGAACGTGCCAGAATGCTCACCACGGGTATGCGGGCACTCGGCGGCGCTTTGGTTGGAGCGGCTGCTGTGGGTGGTCTCGCGACACTGATTGATCGTTCTATCTCTGCCGCTGATGCCATCGGGAAAACGGCGGATAAGCTCGGCGTTGGCATTGAGGCGCTCCAAGAACTGCGTTTTGCCGCTCAGTTGGCGGGCGTCCAACAACAAACCCTCGATATGGGATTGCAACGTTTTACTCGGCGTGTGGCCGAAGCAGCCAAAGGCACGGGCGAGGCCAAACAGGCTTTGACCGATATGGGCATCGCTCTTCGTGACCAGCACGGCAACATCCGTCGTTCCGAAGATTTGTTGAACGATGTGGCGGAGGCCTTTAAACGCACCGAAGACCCTGCCGAGCGACTGCGTCTCGCCTTCAAGCTGTTCGACAGTGAAGGTGTGGCCATGGTGAATATGCTGGTCGGTGGTGCAGATGCGCTGGAAGCGACCCGACGACACGCCCGTGATCTCGGGATTGTTTTGGAAGAGGACCTGGTCCGCAATGCGGAGAAGGCTCGCGACCAGTTGGACACTTTGGGCAAGGTGGTTTCTGCCAACCTGACCCGGGCGATGTTAGATCTGGCTCCGGCCATTACAGACATTTCCTCCGGGCTTGCCGATTTGGCTGCTGATGCGGCGACCGCCTATGAGCAGATTAAGCTCGCCTTATCTGGTGATTTCAATTTCGAGGGTATGTCGGAACGTTCGACGCGGCGCATCGTTGAAGAACGCCGCCAAGAACTTCAAGAAATCGCTCGGGAGCTCAATGAAATCGGTGATATCGGTTTTATGGATGACCCCATTGCCTGGGGTCGCAAGGTCGCGTTGGAACGCCGACTTCAGGAGCGGGTGGAACAATACCGCCAATGGGCCGCCAAGCTTGCCTGGATGCAAAGGGATGATGGCGATAATGCGCCAGCACCCGATGGCACGACCACACCCGATGCCATTGAGGCCGATATTCGTTCGGCTCAGGACCGGTCTCGACGGATTGCTCAGATTGAAACCGATCTTCAACGCCAGCTTTTCGAGGTCACCCATCAAGGGGCAGATCGCATTCGGGCTGAATATGAGCGCCTCGTTTCTGAAATGCAGGGCTTGATCGAACCGGGCGGTGGTAATCTGGATCAGGTTGGCGCAATCATGGCCCGTGCGGCAGCTGTTCGTGATTCCAAACTATCCCGTCTGGCTGAACAGGAAGCCGAAGCCGAGCGCAGAAAACAGGCTGCGAATACCCGGATCATTGAAGGGCTGAGGGCCGAGCGTGATGAGTTGGCATTGACTGATCGCCAACGATTTATTTCTCAGGCGCTTCGGCGATTGTCTGCCGAGGCGACGGACGCCGAACGGGCTCAGGTTCGAGACCTGGCCGGTGCGCTCTTTGATGAAAAACAGGCCATTGAGGCCAGGACAAAGGCCGAAGAGGACGCAGCGCGTATCCGTGAACAAGGCAAAGCTCTGACAGAAGAGCTTCGAACAGCAGAGGAAGCCTATGCCGCCGAGGTCAGAAAACTAAATGAGCTGTTGACCGCAGGAGCCATTGATCAGGAAACCTTCGCTCGGGCCTCTGAGCGGGCTTATGACCAAATGCTCAGTGCCAGCAAGGACTGGTCGGCTGGCGTTGTCCGGGCCTTGCGAGACTATGCACGGGAATCATCCGACGCGGCCCAGCAATTTGAGCAGGCCACATCCCGAGCTTTAAAAGCCAGTGAGGATGCCTTCGTTCAATGGGCGACCACCGGCAAG